TTTTGTGAACAAGAATCAGAAAAGTACATTGAATATCTTTGCGAAAAGAGAACTAAACAAGAGGTTTACGCAGCAATAGAAAAGCTTGCTTTATTACACCTGATAATCAAAAACTGTGAAGATGTAATTTATGCGGCAAATACTCCAGAATTTGATGATCCACTTAATTAAGGGTTAGTATTCAACTGTAAGAGATTACTTATGCTTCGTTACCTAAAACGATACATGAACATCTTTTTAAATATAAAAGCTGAAGATGCTGTAAGGCTCAGACAGTTTTTAAAAAAGAATCCATCAATTACTGGTTCTGGAATTGCAAGAGAGCATTTAGATGCTGGTATTATTTCCAGAGTTGTTTATTCTCTCGAACACGCTTTAAATGAATTATGAAAGTCGGGTAGCCTGATGACTTATGCAAAGCAAGTCTGAAAGCCATACAAAACCCTGAGTAAAGCAGGGAAAGGCAGGGGAGCAAGCGAAGTGCTTATCCATCACCCGACTACTCACATAATGTGTACTTAGCTTTTATATCTTCAACAATCATTTCTGGATATTGGATAGTGTGCCAGATATGACCACACTCATAACATTCTCTACGTCTTACAATAACGTGTTTGGAGTTGCGGTCTGATCTTCTTACTTTTTGATCTGTGTATTCTTGGCATTTAGGACAAGCTACCCATGAAATCCGTTTCATTGATTGTTCTTATTTTTATGTTTGCACCAGTTTCAGATTCTGTTTCACAATACTTTTTGACAGCGTGTAAAGATACAACTTGGCTATCGTCAGCAAATGCAGATTTAGTTAGACTATCCAGTAATGCTCTGCAATGTTTGTCCAGATCACCTTTGTTTTTGTTGGTGATATACACAGGGGCTGATTGACGAATCATGCCATTAGGGAGATAGTGAAGCTTCGGGCGTTTGAACCAGAACACCACCTCTATCTCAACTGGTTCTTTGATTATATCGTCCACTATTAACTTTGCTCTCATTTCCACCTGTTTTCGCCATGATTTTAGACGTTTACTTGTCTCAACCATTATTCCATTGCCAACGTGTTTTTTGCTTCCCTGTGGAGCAGATTCCATGCCTTTAACGTGAATTATATATTCCATAGAAAATGAGTTTTATTCCAGAGAATACCCCATTTATAGCTTTGCCAACAGCATTGAAGGGCAAAGTAACACCATATCAACTGACAGTGATATGGGTCTTACAGAGCTATTACCCAAACATTTGGCCTAGTTATGCAACAATCGCAAAAGATGCCAAAATGTCCAGATCAAGTGTTATCAGGACTGTAAATGAATTAGTAGAGCTTGGGCTACTACAAAAACAATATAGGATTGATGAATTCAACCAAAAGACAAACTGCTATAGAGTCAGTATTTGGCAGCAATGTAAGGCACTTCCTGTTCCAGACCCAGCCATAAATGGGCGGTATCTCACAGGAACTGGGGGTAGTGTCACACAGACACTAGGGGGGTGTCAGGGAGACACTGGGGTAGTGTCAGAGCTACACCCTAAGAAAAACAAATTAACTAAAACAATTAACTATAAAAATAAAAGCTTTGAACCTTTTTGGAAAACCTATCTCGAAATACCAAAAGACATGAGAACAATATCTCTATCAAAAAAGCCAGCATACAATGAATTTATGAAATTAGATACAAAGACAAGGGAGAAACTAAAAGACTGCCTTGAGGCCGATATAAGAGCCAGAACAAAGCAATTAAAACAGGATAAGTTCAGTCCATTGTTCCCAGATGCCCACCGCTGGATCAGCAAAGGTCAATTTGAACAATATTTATTGACACTTGATAAGAAAGCACCTACATTTAGAAAACCCAAATCCACCCCTTTTTAAAATGAAAAACTATAAACGATCACCCATTGATCGGGAGGTCACATTCAAAGCACCACACTATGAATGTCACGCTTGTAACGATTCTGGAATAATCCACAATTCTGATGGACTAATCAATCAACACTTGCCTGATTATGATATAGATGACTCAGGAAAACGCTGTGGTGGACAGGATTTAGCTCTGATATGCTGGTGTTCTGCTGCTAATGCTACTTATGACCAAGATAACCAATTAATCTGCAAAGGTTACAGGGAACTAGATAACACCATAAGAAACAATGTTGGTGTAAATCTTGATATTGATATTGTTCGAGAGATCCACAACATCAGAAAAGAAAACTGGATTAAAACAACTAAGTTGATGAATACAGTAATCGCTAATAATATTAAAAATAAGAAAGTAAAACTACCACCAGAAGTTCAAAAGGTAAAAGATCAATTAGCAAACTTCAGCATGAAATCTTTATGAAAAACAAAGACTTTGATAGCTTCAACAATGACCGCATCAATGCACTTAGAAAAAGGATTGATGAACTAATTTTTCTTAAAACAAGCTGGGAAAAACAAAGTAAATCGACAAAAACTAACGATTGACGCTACATTTAGAATAATAAAAACCATAAACCATAGTGGCTAACGGCAGAACTAGCAAGAATGAGCATGAGTTCAGAGTGAACAAAGTCGCTAGGCTTATGTCTGTTGGTACTGTTAGATCAGATATACTGCAATTTGCTACAACTGAGTGGGGTGTTACACAAAGGACTGTTGATAGCTATATATCAGATGCCAGAGAGATTCTCAAGCAAGATTTTGATATTGATAGGAGACAATTTACTGCGGAAGTTTTAGCTCAATACGCATCACTGGCAAAAGAGGCTAGGAAATCAGGGCAGTTAACAGTTGCTTTAGGCTGTATAAACTCAATGGCAAAGGTCGGTCAGGTGATGTCTTGAGCATACTGAATAAAGAAGGATTAGTCTTAGATCACATAGGCAGTCACTACGTTGATATTGATACTGATGATTTATTGGATAGGATCAGGGCTGACTTGCACCCACCGCAGCAACAGTTCTTTGATAACCAGAATGAAATAGTTGGTCTTTCTGCTGGATATGGTGCTGGTAAGACAAGAGCCTTGTGCAGTATGGCAGTAAAGCTGGCAGCTATGAATATTGGATTTATTGGTGCAATTCTTGAGCCTGTAGCACCACTTATCAGAGACATTTGGATTACAGACTTTGACCAGTTTCTTGAATACTATGAGATACCTTACAGCTTTAGAGCTAGTCCTTTACCAGAATATACTTTGCATTTTAAGGAAGGTGACAGCAAGCTTTTATGCAGAAGTTTTGAAAACTACACAAGGATTATAGGCTTAAATTTATCGCACGTTTTAGTAGATGAAATTGACACAGTTTCACCAGCTATTTGTGATAAAGCCTTTCCTAAAATACTTGGTAGGTTAAGGGCTGGTAATGTTAGGCAGTTTTGTGCAGCTAGTACACCAGAAGGGTTCAGATGGCTATATAACACCTTTGGTACAGATGAAGCTAAGGAGAGAACAGATAGGCAGCTAATCAAAATGAGGACTCAAGATAATCCACATTTGCCTAGTGACTTTATTGAACGTATGCAAGCCAACTATGATCCATCAATGCTACAGGCGTATTTAAATGGAGAATTTATCAACCTCACCACAGGCCAAGTCTATAGTCGCTTTACCAGAGAGCAGAATGTCACAAACAATAAGCCTGATATTGGTCTTGAGCCTCTTAGAATCGGGTGCGATTTTAACATTTCCAACACTAATGCTGTAATCGGTATTGTCCAAGATCAAAAATTGTTAATATTTGACGAAATATCGGCTGCCTACGATACTGATTCGTTGGCACAAACCATCAAGTCCAGATATCCTATGAACAAGATATACGTTTACCCAGATGCTAGTGGAGGAAACAGGAGTACAAATGCGAGCCAGACAGACATTGAGATACTTTCTGGATATGGTTTCAGCAATTCCATGCCAGTTGCAGAAAGCTAATTGAATCAATGGAACTTCAGTCATACACAGAAAAAGGAGAACCAGATAAGGAGTCAGGCTATGACCATATGGCTGATGCTCTAGGTTATCTTGTATGGAGAGAGTTCAATCCATTATTTGCTAGGGCGGGCAAACCTACAGGGATTAGAATATATTAAGAACATGGTACTATTGAGGCAAAACTGTGTATAGCTCACTAAATATTTACAATCAGCCCATAACACAAGCTGCTACCACAGTTGCAAGCCCAAATGCGGCCTATCAACGTATGGCTCAGTTTTGGGATTTAATAACAGATTTAAAGGAAGGAACATACAAGATTAGGAGTGAACATAGAAAGTATTTGCCACAGGAGCCTCGCGAGATAGATGATTCATATGACAGCAGATTATCGAGGTCAACAGTTGTGCCATATTTGCAGCGTATTGAGAAGATGCTGTCAGGTATGTTGGTCAGGAAGCCAGTAAGACTTGATGATGTATCTGATTTAGTAAGAGAACAGTTGTTTGATGTAGACCTTGAGGGTAATGATCTCAATGTTTGGTTATATAACACAGCAAGACTAGCAATCAGCTTTGGTCATGTCGGGGTTCTTGTTGATGCACCCAAAGAAGGAGACAAGACCAGACCTTACTGGGTGACCTATACACCAAAAGATATTTTAGGCTGGAGGTCTGAGATCATAGATGGCACAAGGGAACTCACACAGTTGCGTTTATTGGAACAGATTGTTGAACCAGATGGAAAGTATGGTGACAAGATCATTAAACAGATCAGGGTGTTGGAAAGGGGTAGATATGAGATTCATAGAAAAGATGAAAAAAAGAATGAATATAAATTATTTGATGAAGGTGAAATGAGCCTTAAGGACAAGATTCCTTTTGCTATTGCTTATTCAAATAGAGTTGGTTACTACGAAAGCCGCAGTCCTTTGTATGACATTGCAGAACTAAACCTTAAGCATTACCAGATACAGTCTGACTTGGATAACATTTTGCATATTAGTGCAGTACCTAACTTAGTAATCTATGGTTATCCAAATGCAGATGAAATAACAACAGGAGCTAGTGAGGCATTATCATTACCACCTGAGTCACGCATGGAATATGTTTCTCCAGCAGCCGATAGTTATAATGCACAATTTACAAGATTGAAAGATATTGCAGAGCAGATCAATACATTATCTTTGGCCGCAGTGCTTGGACAGAAGTTAGTGGGAGAATCAGCAGAGGCTAAGAGGATAGATAGATCACAGAATGACAGTACAATGATGGTGATTGCACAGCAGATGCAAGACTTGATTGATAACTGCCTTAAGTTTCATAGCGAATATCTCAATGAACCTAATGCTGGCAGTAGCTTTGTAAATAGAGACTTTGTAAGTGCAAGACTAGAACCACAGGAGATAACAAGTTTGCTCACATTGTTTACTGCTGGAACTATCACTCAAGAAACATTGCTAAATCAACTATCTGCTGGTGAGGTGCTTGGTGATGACTTTGATGTAGAGGAAGAGATCGAAGGCACACAGCAAGGAGGTCTTACAGAAGTAGAACCACCAGAAGAACCTGATCCAGAACCAGAAGAGGAGGAAGAGGGAGAAGAATGATAAATGAGTATTCCAGAGGTATTTTTTAGGGAGACTATTGATCTAAATAGATACAGTAATGCTGTATCGGCAGACTTTGTAAGAACTTATAATGACGTTATTTTACTTGCAGCAAGAAAGCTCAATGCAATAAATATCAGACAGGCAAAAGCACCAGAGGGTGTAGTTATAGCACCACAGACCAAGAAAAGACTAAGGGCAATAATAGCTCAATCAAAAAGTAGTTTGGATAAATGGCAAAAGACTACAACAAAGAAGATGATAAAAGAAATAGAAGGTTTAGCAAAAGTACAGGCTGGATTTATTGAGGGTGAACTGAAAAAAGCTGTAAAATCGGGAAATATCCCCATCAACTCAGTAGCTGTTAGTTCTAAATATGCAGAGTCTTTTGTCACAACAGATCCTACAAAGGTAAACATATTTACAAGCAAGCAATTCACAGAAGATGATTTTAAAAAGTTTGGCTCTGGTAAGTTTGAACTTACTGCAAGGCAAGGTGCAATGCAGACCCTACCAAATGGAGAGACAGTAGAGAAAGCATTTAGAGGTATAGCTACGAGACAACAGGAGGGTTTGGCTAGGACTATCAGACAGGGTGTTTTTAGTGGAGAAACTACGCAACAAATAGCAAGTCGAATGATAGGAAGGCTTGAGTTTGGACAGAAGGGAAGCGTCAGACAGATAGCACAAGCTGGTGGTGAAATGACAAAACTGGCAAATCACCAGATACAAACTATTGTCAGGACATCTGTTAACCAAGTACAGAATCAGGCATCACAGGCTGTTTATGCAGCAAATAGTAAGGTTGCTCCAAAATATGAGTATGTGGCAACGTTAGATTCAAGAACAAGTGCGATTTGTCGGAGGCTTGATGGTAAAAAGTTTGAATATAATAAAGGTGCTGTTCCACCACAGCATTTCAACTGCCGATCTACTACTGTTCCTGTTGTTGATTATGCAGGGTTAAAGAAACAAAAAGGATTTGAGGATCTTACACCGCCACCCAAAG